TGCGTTCCAGAATTGTAAATCATTGAGAGGCAAATCTGGTTCGGGTGTCTTAGGTTCTGATACAAAAGCACTAATAGGTAACTTGTCAAACAATGCACCATACTCAGGTAAATATGTTTCAAAATAAAATGCCCGCCCTGGTAAGGACTTACATGTTACCCAATGTCCTTCTACAAATTCACCATGTCCTTCTTTATGGTCCATAAGATATTCCTTACGAACATAAACTTTATTATTAGGTAGATTGCAAAGTAATGTAGACATTAGGTCACCAACTTAGGTTTTTCAGGAACAACAACTCCTGAGCCATATGCGGCATTATATTCATTTAACAAACTAGTATTAGGTTTCATCAAGGCAACAACATGCTGGGGCATAATTTGCACCTTGCCTCCGTCAGCATATGGTGCGTAGGGAGCAAGACCGATACCAAATTTTTGTTCATTGTTTTGATCTGGGATAAGCATGATTACTGCCGGAGTTGTAATTTCAATGAAGGTGCGGCCTTCAATTTCAACATCAGTAACCTCACCGATAATTTCCTCACCAGAGGATAGTTTCACAATTTGTGCCATAATTAGTCCTTATAATTTAGGGGAGCCTTTGTGGCTCCCCCTTATTTATACTAGTCTTGCAAGAACTTTTTGTCGCTTTTGCCAATTTCATTAATTTTAATTTCTCTTGGCTTACGTTCTTCTGGAACAACATGTTCGAGATAAATCTTCAACATGCCTTGCACGAACTCTGCACCTGTCACTTGAACATCCTGATTGAGGGCGAAAGTTTTTGTAAAGTTTCTTGCACCAATACCCTGATGTAAGAATTTTCGTTCATCCGCTTTACCTTGCATACCTTGAACAACAAGTTTATTTCCTTCTGGGACTTGAACAAGTGAAAGTTCCTCGTCAGTGAATCCAGCGGCGGCAAACTCAATTGTATATTTGCCGTTGTCGTTGTCTATAATGTTGTAAGGGGGATAATTATTTGAGAGTTCAGCTACCGTATTCAAGTTATCAAATACTCGGTCAAAACCAACAGTGAAAGGGGAAACTGAATTTGCGATCTCAGACAGATCGCGTGCTTTAAATTTGCGAACAACCATGTTCATCTCCTTAAATAAGCGAGTTAAATTATAGCGACCCATTAGGCATCGCTACATTATATATAGTGACTCTTTTGAAAAATACAAGACTTTTTGGTTATTTTTTTCTACCAATATTATATTTGGTAACTAGTTCCCAATCGCCTTTTTCCTTGTATGAGATAATTTTTATATGGCTCATTGGTGCCTGGTTCTCATGTATTTCTTGGCTCATAATTTCTAACAGACCCCAGTCCGAAAGAAGTTTGGCGATTGTATTTCTACGTTCAAGGTCAGCATCCTCAAAGTCAGCATCCTTGCCGTCCAGAGCAAAGAGTTCCTTAAAGTGTGTGATAAAATATCTACCTTGTTTATGTAGAATATGGCAGGATTGATAAAGAACTTTTTCTTTACGAGAAGCCACACCTATGCGTGAAAGTGTTTCTCGTATTTTGAGAAAGTCATCTGAATTTTTTAGTTTGATTTCCAATGGGGCATAACCAGGATAATCAATATTGAAGAAATCGACACTCATATTATTGCTCTTATAATGTAATTCTAATAATTATTTATAAGATGCTATTTTTTGCCGCCCTTGTTTAGCCTTTGCTTGATACTTTCCAAGTCATCCTGTGACAAAATGCGTAATGCTTCCTGTGCCTTTGTATTTCCATAACCAAAGTATTCCTTTACAATCTCGATGTTCTCTTCCTTTTCAGGCTTCAGCCATTTATTAAAACGTTTCTTTTTACGGACGAGATTAATTAGGAAATCATACTGCATTTTGTTTGCAACGTGAGGACGAGAGTTCATTTCATTAGCCGCGATTACTGTATCGGGACCATAACTCATAGCCTTGTTTACAATAAAAGGATTGTATTGTTTTTCAGACCAGTCATCTACAATAAGAGATTCTTTTGTGTAGTAGATACTGTTAGCAAAGTCAAACGGACTTATAGCTTTTTTCTTTTCTTTGAAGTCCTCCTCAGCATATTCTTCTTTAGGAGGACCTAGTTCTTCTAGGAAGCCACTCATTCTTTAAACTCGATGTTCGCCATAATTTCAGTAAGGCAAGCAGTCAGATTAATCTCTTGATCTGCAACAAAAGCCGCTTTGTATTGATAATCCGCGACCAAGAGAACAAGTTGAGGAACCTGTTTTACTTTGTCTATCAACGTATCATACACCTTACGATACACAGCCTGAGGGTCACTATCTACGTTAGATGCAACCCATTGACGCATCTTCTTCCAGTCTTTGTCACGCAGAGCATCAATAAGGGCCTTTGTATTGATCTCTGACAAGTTACTAAGTATGCCTTCATCAATAACCCCACCAACGCTGTATCGTTGTAATTCATTTAACACACGCCGATAATCAGGAAAGTGTTTCATCAATAGTTCTGCAAGGACTTTATTATTGTATTCTACACCTTCATCTTGTAAAATCTCCATCATGCGTCTGTGAAATTTTGCGGCCATCTTTTTCTTTTGACCATTCACTAACTTAAAGTCCACCACAGTAGTCCGACTATGCAATGGAGCAATGATACGATTCTTAAAATTACAAGTGAAAATAAACCTACAGTTTTGAGAGAACTCTTCAATGAAAGCTCTCAATGCAGGTTGTGTAGAATTAGGATTTAGATAATCTGCCTCGTCAAGAATAACAACCTTAGGTTTGCCCTCGAAAGATACAGTGCTGGCAAAGTTCTTTATCTTAGTTCTTAGAACATCAATACCAGACTCTTCGGAACCATTAATGACAATGTAATCACATCCTAGTTCATTACATAGTGCGCGGGCAACAGTAGTCTTACCTGTGCCGGCGGTTCCACATAATAACATGTTAGGAATCTCACCAGATGCTACAAACTTTTTGAAAACATCAACAGTCGCCTCAGGAAGAATACACTCATTAAGTGTTTTCGGACGATACTTTTCGACCCACAGAAACTCTGTGTCAGCCATAATTCACCTCATACATAATATAAAAGTAGATATTAACCCATTTTAACTTTGGAGTCAACACCTTCTTCTAAGTTTAGGGAGAGCTGAACACCCCCTGATTGCCAATCCTCACCCTTCAAAAATGCAAGAATATTTTGTGGTGACGAAACACCATAAGGGTCATCAGAAATATTACTACCAAAGCCTGGCTCGATAAATGTTTGTTCAACATTCATTTCCTCACCGACAATAACAGCGTAACGCCATGAACGCAGACCAAAGCCTAGATTATCTTTCTTAACATCCATGTCCATAGCGGCAGTAAACATACAAGAACCATCGGGAATAACTTTTACATTTTCAAGACCCTGATCCTTTGCCCATGCGTTCATTACAAACGCATCATTTACTGATAAACAATAAATTTGGTCAATGCCCTGTTCCTGAAACTCAGGAAAAAGTTTTTCAAAATCAGGCAACTGATATGTAGAACATGTAGGTGTAAAGGCACCTGGCAGTGAAAACAGGATGCTACGTTTACCATAAAACAAATCCTGGGTTGTTACAACTTTCCATGTGAATGGATTGTCACCTTCGATACTATCATCCCGAACACGAGTCTGAAACATAACATTAGGTAATCTGGTTGGGAAAGGGGGCATTTTTTTCTCCTAAATTACAGAACTAGGTTCCAGTGCCAACCAATACTGTAAATCATTAGCTTTGTTTGTCAGATGCATAAACTTTTTCTGACTCAACGTTACACTATAGTCGCCTGGAATAACTTTAAAGTTTTCAATTGCAAGACGACAATCAAACTCGAGATTACTTTCACCTATTACATGACGGAAAGTATTACTACGAGGAGTTGCCGGGTCACCTACTGAAAGTGTTACCTTGCCATCTTTTGCAACCACACTAAGCATAGGAGCGGCGACAACCGAGGCAGCTTTCATAATCATACCCACTTCATTTTCAGTAAGTTCAAATGAGTAGTGTTTATCAACTTCAATAGTTTTGTCGGGGGCGGAAACAATGATGCTAGGATCTGCATAATAATATTCAAACTGGCTACGATCCTTACTAATTGTAATGCTTTCATCACCAAACTCTACATCAGTATCTTCCATAAGAGTCAACAATGCCAACAAACTATTCAAATCATAAATTGCAAACTCACGATCAAATGTTTCTTTGACTGTAGTTCGCGAAAAAATATTCTTGCCTGTAGAAATAGTAGCAAGTGTGCTACCTTCTCGGACAAGAATATTTGTATTAATGCTGGCATAATTTTTCAAGACGTCCAGCGTATCTTTAGAAATCTTCATAATGAATCCTCACGTTATAATAATCATAATATAGTTTTTAATTTAGTAAAAGTCAATTTGTTAGATGACCAATTAAAGACCTTCATTTAAAAATCCAGGATTAGAACCATCATCATCCTCTTCTAATCCGAACCAAATAGATAATCCATTATCTTCTGCATTTACTTGGCGCATTGCGGCGGTGCATTGATGCCATTCAGATCTAGCTCGTACATCATTCTGCCAATTATCTCTATCACCTGTTGTCGGAAACTGTATTAGAATACTTTTTGCTAACCCGTCCTCAGATAGTGAAACAGATACCGTAGCATTTCTACGTCCGTTTTGAGCCCAGGTCATTGTTTCATTACCAAATGTATTTGTTGTGGCATCAACCTCACCGGGCCATTGATCTGTTAACGAACTCCTCGATGTTCTAATTTTTATATTAGGCATTTGTAATCTCCAAGTTTACTTTATTTATAAAGGAAAGGGCGGCGATATTGAGGAGAGGAGTTAGAGTTATATCGCCGCCCAAACTTTATTGCTCCTTATCGTGGACATAAAGAGCAATCAACGCATAGTGTAGGACCTTCATAAGATCCTTACGATTGTATCCTTCTTTTTTACCATAGCGTTGAGCGTATTTCATAATGTTGCCAATGCAAAAACCTTTGCCATGACCACCATCAATAATAAATTCTGTAGCCTGAAACTGATTCTGAGAATAATGTTCTCCATATGTGGAGTCTACATATTGTAGAAGGTCGGCAATAAGCCGACCCTCATCGTATTTGTAATCTATTTTAGAAGTCACTAACTTCCTCCGTTTCATCTTCGTCTAAAGCAACGCCACTGTCTACCTTAGTATATAGTTCAAGGAAGGCAGTTTTTGTATCTTCATCGAACCGATTAACGCAAAGTTCTATAGCCTTCATACGGTTGTCAAACATTGCGTAGGCATTGACAATGTGTTCCAGGCGCCGTGTGCTGACGAGCTCCTCAATAGCACCTTCGTAAAACGTTTTACGAATAACCTCAGCCCATGTAACCAACTTGTCAGCAAAGTCCTCATCGACCTTATTGACCTTACCCATTTTGCCCAGGATAATTTTCTTTTCCTGTGTGGCTGAAGGATAAGCCTGCTCAACTGTAATTGCAAAACGCTCTAAGAAAGCCTCGTCAAGAATCTGTGCTGACATAAACTTACCATCATCTGAGCCACGACCTTTTGTATTAGCCGTTGCAATAATGTTAAAGCCAGTAGCGGGCGTAACAACCTCACCTGTCTTTTTGTTGAAGTAAGGCTTACCCTCGAGGATAGCTTGCAGACACATCAGTTTGTTAGAACCACGGTCAAGCTCGTCAAGGAT